GGACGCCTGGAACGACGGGGAGGTGGACATCCTGCTGGCGCACCCGGCCAGCTGCGCTTTTGGGCTGAACCTGCAGGACGGCGGGCACCATGTGATCTGGTACACCCCGACCTGGAGCCTGGAATTATATCAGCAAGCTAACGCCAGGCTGCATCGGCAGGGCCAACAACACCCGGTGATCGTCCATCGCCTTTTGGTGCAGGACAGCGTGGATGAGGCGGTGGCGGCAGCACTGAACGGCAAGCAGGACACCCAGGGGGCGTTGATGGACTATCTCAAGGGCAGAATGACGGAGGTGGACGCATGACAGGGGAGCAGTTTCTCAATTCGATCAGGTATCTGGACATGGAGATCACGGCGCTGGATACATCCCGGGTGCGGATGGAGAACCGCAGACAGGATCTGCTGGAACAAGCGGAACGTTTTGGGGCAGGGTTTAACGGCGTTTGTGTGCAGCATGCCGTTGGCAGCCGAACCGAGACGGTTGGCGTGCAGCTGGCGGATCTGATTACGCCGGAAGATCTGGCGAGGAAGCTGGACGAGTACCAACAGCGGGTCAACCAGCGGATTGATACGCTGATTGACCGGAAGGCCCGAGCGCAGGAGCTCATCAGCGGGATATCAGACGCCAGGTATCGCGCCCTGCTGACACACAGGTTTTTGGAAAACCTCAAATGGTCCACGATTGCGGATTTGATGGGCTACACCCAGAACTGGGTGGAGATGCGGTTGAAAATTCAAGCGCTTGAAGCGTTTGAGTGCGTATATAAAAAGAGTCATGTAAAAACAGGTATACTTTGACTTGGATCTATGATTCAATAAGCTTGCAGGAGCCGGGCGGGATGCCGGGCTCTTTTATATACGGCGAGAGGCGGCGATGCGGGTGGTGATGACCTTATGTCCACAGTGTCTGGATGTCTTCTTATCTGACAAAAACTATATCGTGCGCCCCGCCAAGGCTACCTACGAGGAGAAGCATGACAATGAGTGCTTTATCTGCTGCCGGGAGGGAAGGGATTATGAGATCATCAAA